CGGCTGGCCAGCGGATAGGCGAACGTGACCGCCAGCGCGTCTGCGGCGTCAGGAGAGGCCAATCCGCGTGCCTTCATGTCCTTTTTCGACTCCAGAAAGATCGTACCGCTGCTGTTGGGCTTGGTTTTGGGCGATGTGAGGTCCGACTTCAGTTGCCTGTCGTTGGGCATTGATGCGGTTCTGAGCCAGTCACGCATTGCGCCCCACATCTCGGCGCGTTTGTTGCCCCACATCACCGGGTTCTTGGCTTTCCAGCCGAAGTTCACCCCGCGCACCTTATAACGCTGCTCTGTCAACCGGTCAAGTATGCCGTAGCCGAGACCACCCTCGTCGAGCACCGTCAGCGCTGGCTTAAACTCCTCGATCGCCTCGATGACGTGTCCGACAACGGTCATGGTGTCGTCGCCGCGGTAACGTCTGACCGCTATCAGGTCGCGTCCCTGGCGCACCACGATAACTGTTGCGTCCGCGCCACTACGCGCGGGGTCCACGCCGAGCACGATGGGTGCGTTGGGGTCTTTGTACTTGACCCGCTTCATCGCATCGTCCACCACATGGGGGCTGATAAACTGGTCATCACCCACCGATGGGAACTCACCGTAGACCTCGATGCGTGCCTCGCGGCTATCCTCACCGTACTCGGCGATGATCTGCTCGTAGATGGCCTTGTCGGTGCCCTCGACTGTGCGCGAGTCGATGTTGCGCGTTGTCCAGAAGTCCCGCTTGGCGTTGAAGCACTCGTAGAAGTACCCGGTGTTGCGTCGAGGGTTACTAAACGCGAGCCAGTACCGATCGACGATGGGCTCGGTGAAGAAGCCCGCGGCCACTGACCAGATCCCGTCTGGAATGCCGCTCGCCTCGTCGAAGATGACCATCATGCCGTCTTGGTTGTGAACCCCGGCGTAGGCATCGGGGTTCTCCTCGGTCCACAGTTTCCCCTCGGCGCCCCAGTAGCGCGTGCCCTTGCGCAGGTCACGCTCGACCAGTGTGGTCAGCCAGGCAGCGGGTACGAGTTTGGTGGCCGACGGCTCCCACCAGTGCGAGTTGATGGCCATCGTCGCCCACTTGGTCAACTCACCCCAGGTCACGTTGCGCAACTGGCTCTCGCTGTTGGCCGAAACGATCACGCTCGATCCGAGTCGAGTGGTCAGCATCCACAAGATGAGCCAACTGACCAAGGCCGATTTTCCGATCCCCCGCCCCGAGGCCACGGCAGCACGCAGCGCGTCGAGCACGGCGTCAGGGGTTCTGTTACGCCGAATGTGCTGCGCGATCGTCCTGAGAACCTCACGCTGCCATCTGCGCGGCCCGCTGAAGTGCTCCAGCGGCGTGTTCTTCTGCCCCCACGGGAACGCAAACATGACAAACGTCTCAGGATCGTCACTCACCTGTGGCGACCACAATTGACTCATGAGCATCTGCTCTTCGTCAGGGGAGTAGCGTGGCTGTTGCGCCATCAGTCGTCATCCTCGGTTGTCGCGGGTTTGTGTTCGATGTAGTCAACCGCTTCTTCTACATTCATCAGCACACGCGAGCGTGCCTGCTCCAGTGCTGCGGTGATGCTGATCGATTGTGCAATCTCGACTTGCTTGATGTCGCCGTACTGTTTGCGATTGTCAGCGCCCATCAACCACTTGTAAGTGTCGATCTTGAGTTTGGACCGCTGTACGTCCTCGGCGGCATCCTCAGCCTCGGCAATCTCGATGATCCTGCCTGCCCACCACTCGGTGCGCAACTCTTTGGCTTCCTTGTACCGCTCGTAACGCTGGGGGTCACGTTTGATCCAGCGCCAGAACGCATCGTACTCGATGCTGCGCAGATCCTCGCTGACGATCGACTTCAGCGTTCTACCCTGCGTCATTTCCGACAGCACCCGCTCGAACATGGCCGAAAAGGTAGCGTCGAGCAACTCCCTGGTCACACGACGATGTTCTGCGACGGTGCGACTGTTCGAGGGTTGGGGTTGGGGCTGAGGTGCGCCTGCCAACCAGTCGGGAATCTCCTGTGTCTGCATCGCCCGAGTGTACTACGAGTGTGCGACGTTGGGTCAAGCGTTGATTAGTGGGGATTGTTCAATGGCTTAATGGTTTATTGGAAAAAATAAAAAATGGTGCGTGGTGCCTTCATTTTTGATTCATCGAATCGCCGGCCCTCCCCTCCCCCCCGCATTGGATCAAGGGTTAGCCCATTGGCACGGGCTAGTGTGTCAATGGATCAAGGGTTGGCCCATTGGCGCAGGGATAGTGTGTCAATGGGCGCGGAATCCGTGTCAATGGGCGTGGTGCGATGGGGGTGCGACAACGTGACTTTTGAATGTTAGAAAATGGGGTTGTACGAGGTTTTTAAATTTAGTCCCTCACGCACCCCCTCGCTCCCAGTCACAGTGTCACAGTCACACCATGCCATCGCATTGGCACAAAGGGGCTTGCATTCGTTGAAAGAACCATGCTATGATTCGTTCATCGGGTCAACGGTTGACCCGACAATCAGAAGGAAACCAGACCATGACCAAGTCAGAACAAAGGGAAGTCTCCAAGCTTAAGCAATGGCATCAAGCCGGCTTGGTTGACGTGAGCACCCTCGCCCGCTCCATGTCTGCCCTGATCCGCGCGGCCATGACGAACCGCTCCAAGATCGAGCTTTCCCGTGTCGCTGCAGACATGGAATGCCAGCGCCACCCCGAATTCATCGTCTGACATCAACCCGGGCGGATCTTCGGATCCGCCCATCCTCTGAAAGGTCACACCATGATCAAGCCCCTTCCCCTTCGCTATCGCATTCGTCGCTTTGCAGATCGCAACCCGGGTCAAGTGTTCACCTACGCTTTCGCTATCGTTTTCGGGCTTGCCCTCGGCACGCTTGTAGCTCTCGGCATCTGACACCACAACACCACATCAAAGGAGAAACGCACCATGACAACACCTAACAGCATCGTCGTTTACGATGGCCCCTCAGTGATCGACGGTAAACCCATTGTGGTGATCCTCACCGGCTTGGCATCGTCAAGTGAGAATTCGAAGACCGGTAACCTTGTTCAATCGTTCATCATTCGATCGGACGTTGCACCTACCGATGCCCTTAAGACGGGAGACGATGCCAGTGTGTGCGGGTTCTGCCCACATCGTCCCTTGATCGCTCGCATGCTCGAGCGCGCCGGGTTCCCGATGTCCCCCTGCTATGTGAACGTCGGGCGCTCGGTCCTATCGGTTTGGAATGCATACCGCCGGGGCTCTTACCCTAGGGCATCGTCGATCGATCAGGTTGCGCAGCTACTGAAGGGGCGCAAGCTTCGTCTCGGCACCTATGGGGATCCTGCAGCCGCTCCCGTGGCGCTTTGGCAACTGTTGGCGAGCCTATCGGCAGGACACGTAGGCTATACGCACCAGTGGCAAGCCATGGGCTTTGATCATGCTGCATGGTCCTCGCTGGTGATGGCCAGTGCCGATAACCACGATGAGGCCCTGCAGGCTCAGGCTTTGGGTATGCGGTATTTCCGCGTATCCATCGGGGTGGATCGCAAGCCCCTTCTATTCGTTCTATCTAAGGGGGTCAACCAAATGATCACACTCACCACCGATTACAAACGCCAGAGCATTACTGAAGAGTTTCCTACTCTTGAGCATGCCCTGGTTGCGTACGCTGACGCAGACTGGGCAGCATGCCATCAGCCCGGAAACGATACCCGGCGGATCACTCTGCGCATTGACGGGTCAACTGTCAAATATCGCACCTATTGAAAGGAAACCAGACCATGACAAACCAGAAACAAATCCGCGCGGCCTTTTGGGACGCATACCCGCACCTATCAGAGCAAGCCCGTGAGGCTGGCATTCTGACCAAGTCGCAGAACTTCCACTGCGCGACAGTCCGTTGCGCATTCGTCGATTTTGTGGATTCGCTCCACCGCGACGGGTCAATATCTGACGCATTGGCCGAAAGGGTCACACTGTGAGCCACAGCAACCCCCTGCACCGGGAACCACCAGCACGAACCCCGAAGCGGCCCCCGTGGCCCTTCCCCGTGCAACCCCTCGCCTACCCCATCGCACCACCTATCGAGCGCCCCATTCGCCCGGTTAAGCCCGATCATGCATCGATGTCCGATGCACCATTCTGAAAGGATATCGAATGACCACCGCAAAGGATGATTTGTTGGCCGCCCTGCAAGCCCTCATGGCCCTGGACGTCAAGGGCCACGCCCTGGCCGACAGACTGCAATTTTCCGATGCTGGCCGCGCCCTGCTGGCGCAGTGCCGCGCCGCTATCGCTCGCGCAGCCGCGGAGGACTGACCATGCTCTACGGCCCCGGTATACCCTGCCTTGACCCCGATAAGCCCTTGACACACTCAGAGTGGCTCGATGAGCGCCGCGAGGATATCTGCCCACACTGCGGGCGCACACTCGAAAGCCCCTCAGAACTGCGCACGGGACTGTGCAACAGCGGCGATTGCCCGCGGCATGATGACCCGGAGCACGTCGAATGATCCGCAAAAACCAACCCGTAACTATCCGCCCTGAGTGGCGCGACCCGGGCGACGAGGGCGTTCACTTCGTCGCCCTGGAAGACGAAGCCGGCGGACGCGTCCTGATTGGCGCGCTGGGCGTCCTGCACCGGTTCACCCCGTCGCAAGTGGTGCGCACGGACATGCTGGAGCAACCACACAATCGAACGAACCCAAAGCCCCAAAAACCCCCAAGCCCGTTGGCCGCCCACGGGTCCACGCCAAGCGGGAGACGGCCACCGCCGCCCGTCTCCTCGCAACCCAAACCCGTCTCGGCCTGACGGACGCCAGCATGGCCCGATATCTTGGAGTGCCCGTGTCCACCTGGCGCAATTGGGCCTGTGGGCACCGGGAGCCGGGAGCGGTCACGGCTCGACTGCTCGACGTGCTGGACGCCGTGGAGTGCCTGGCGCCCGATATGCACAAACACTTGCTACCGTAGAGGTGCGCGCACCAAAGAAAAACCCGGCCTGGTGCCGGGTTTTTCTTTTTGCCTAGCAGCGCTCAAGCCGCCTTTTGATCCTTTTCATCCTCTTCGTCCATCCACTCCTCGAAGTGCGGCACCGTGCGCCGCTCAAGGCCCGCTATCGTGCGCCGCTCATCCTCGGCCCGCTGGCGGGCCTTGATGATCTCGGTCCTCTGTTTGTCGAACGCACCAACGAGGGCCGGGTTGATCGCCCAGTCGGCCTGATGCAGGTGCTCACGCGAGCCGATCGCCCAGTCGGCCTGATGCAGGTGCTCACGCGAGCCGTCATCGAGCCGCACCACCCACCCGGCCTCCTCTAGGGTCTGCATCGCACCGATGACCATCCGGTCCTGCAGCAGGATGGACTGCACCTTCTCCATGCGCCGCCGTGCGCCCCGTTTGACCTCGCTGAGGGTCACCGCGGTCTTGCCGGCGCAGTGGTACAGAAGCCAGCCCTGCACCCAGATATCGAACGAATCCCCGGTGAACTCGGCGAGCGTGTACCGCAGCGCCGGGATCACGTACCCCCGCACCATGCTGATGGCCCGCTCCAGCGTGGAGCGGCTGACCACGCTACTGAAGGGGGACTCGATCACATGGAACAGCAGCGCAAGGCGCGCAGCAGTGCCCTCCAGCTTCCCGTAGGCGGTCAGGAACGCCGGGTCCGCCTCCAGCACCACCTCGTCGCGCTTGGACTGCTCGAACCACAACTGGAACTCGCGGAACAGCACGAACGCATCCGGGGCCAGCGTGTAGGTCTGCGCCGGGAGCGAGTAGACCAGGCGCACAAGCTGATCCCACCCAGCCGAGTGCGCAGGCGGGCCAGGCTCCCCGCGCCGGGTCTTGCGCGTGTCCAAAATGCCGGGGATGAACCGCTGCAACAGGCCGTCGGTGGCCAGCGCCTCGACCGTCGCCCGGTAGACTAGGGGCTGGATGTTGCCGTAGACCGACACAGCGAAACACTCGGCGATGATGGCACCACCACCCACCCGGTCATACTCGTACCGCCTCGCCTCGTACGCCTGCACCCAGGTCGAGCGGTCCTCGCCGCTGTTGCGGTCGCTCATCTTCTTCGTCCAGGCGGCCATCTCGTCCAGGTAGCACAGCAGGCCACGCGGACGCTCAGCCGCGTACCGCACCAGTTTCTGGCTGGTGATGTCGCTCACCTTCAAGCGCAGCGGCTGGGGCTGGGGCGGCAGGTCTGACACGGTGGGCAGCGCCGTGTTCCCTGTCACATCGAGGCTGGAGGCGGCATCGAGGAACTCTTTCTTACTCACCGCGTGCCGGGCCTCGAGTGCCTCCCAGTCCAGCATGCGCCGCTTGAACGCCGGGTAGTCCTCGGCCTCGATCTGGTGCAACACCTCGACCATCGGACTCGCGCCCGGGGTCTTCTTGTCTGCGGGTGAGCCGATGGTCATCAGCCAGATGATGGGCGGCACCTCGTACCCCTCCATCAGGCGCAGCCGCGAGCGGGCATCGATGGCACCGGCCACCGCCGCTAGGCCACTGAACAGCGGCACGATGGGGTCGCACCCGATGTGCTCGCTGACCTCGGTGGCCCGGTCGGCCAGGGCCTGCGGCCACCACTCCACGCGCATCACGGGCGCGGGCACCCGGCTGGACTCGATCAGCACCTGCGGCTCGGTCAGCGCCTCAGCGGGCTTGAACAGGGCCGAGGCGTCCACCGGGGGCTTCACCCAACCCGACTGCCGGGCCAGGTGGAACAGGCTGCCCAGCTTGACCTGCGTGGCCTTGTCGGACTTGAACGAGCGCCACTGTGCAGAGATCTGTCTGTCACCCGGGTACTTCTCGGCGCTCTTGGCGCTCCACTGCTGCCAGGTGGTGAACGCGCCATCGAGGTCGTTGGTCTGCGTGCCTGCCCAGTGCAGCGCCATGCCGCAGGTGATCCACTCGTCGCGGCTGACGTCAGGGCTGATGCTGTCCAGTGCGCTGCGGATCTCGTCCCAGTTCACCTCGATGGACTCGGTGGGCTGCACAGGCTCGGGTGCTGGCTCATCGAGCAGCGCCTGCCACAGATCGACCAGTGCAGGCGGGATCAACGGCAGGCGCATCCAGTGCCCGCGGCCAGCCCATCGGTAGGGCTGCTGGGTGTCGGGATGGATGCTCGGCGGCAGCACGTCCTGCACCGTCAGCCCCTCGGCGGTGGCGCAGCGTAGCTCGAACGATGTGCCACCCTCGACGCTGACCTTCTTGGACGGCAGTGCCAGGCCGAACGGCATCGCGTACAGCAGCTTGCCGTGCCCCTGCCGCCCACTGTCCACGATCACCGCATCGGGTGCATCGTAGAGCGCAGCCAGGTCAACGCCAAACACGCCCAGCATCGGCGCGGCGGTGGCCCAGTTGTCGATGTCCAAGGCCATCGTGGCGCTGTAGGCGTGGGCCAGCCCGATGCCGTGCTGCGGCGGCAGATCGGCCTGCGAGCGCAGCGCCGACTCGCGCCGGTTCCACCCCACGGTGCGCGGCCCCTTGGTGCCGGGTGGGATGGGCACAAGTGACCATCCGTGTCTGATGTAGGCGTCAACCGACGCGGGATGTTGCACAGTGTTGGGGATTGTCATACGATGTGATGGCAGGTCAACCTGCGTCTCCTCCTTCGATGTTGCACCCCGCCAGGTTCACGCTTGGCGGGGTTCTTTTTTGTCGGCGGGCTCTGCTGCCATCGTCTCCAACTGCGTGCGCAGCCGCTCGATGCGGGTCTCATGGTAGATGACCATCGCATTCGCATAGTCGCGGCCCGTCTGCGCCTCGCGCAGACCACGCTTGGCTTGATCCAACTCTCGAACAATCTCCTCCTCATGGCTCGGGGTGCGGAACGGGTTAAGTAGCTTCATTTGCGTCTCCTTGTTGCACAAAGTGCTTGCATCGTAAAGCCGATGTGCTTATGATGTCAACCCATGACGAAGCGAACCACTTTCCTTACGGTGCGGCTGCAGCAGCAGACGCACCACGCGTTCCGCGAAAAGGCAGCCCGATACGGAGGCGTATCGGAGGTCTTGCGCGAACTGGTCGAGGCGTTCATCGAGGACCGCCTAACCGTAATCCCACCCGTAACCCCGAAGAAGGAGTCACTGTATGTCGCTCGAAGCGAAAATTGAAGACCTGACCGCTGCCATCCACGCACTGGTCGCTGCGATGGGTGCTCGCCCTGTCGCCGCACCCGCTGCACCCCCCGCTGTTGTCCACCTCGCACCCGCATCGCTTGTGCCTGCACCGGCCCCTGTAGCCGCAGCACCTGCGATGCCCGCGCCGCCTGTGTTCGAGGTGCCTGCACCCGCACCAGCGCCCACGCTGCCTAAGGCACCGTTCACCGATCAGAAGAGTCTGATCGACTACGTGATGTCGTCCTACAAGACCCTCGGCGTGGCCAAGGGTGCGCAGATCCAACAGGTTCTGGTCTCACTCGGGCACCAGAACATCAACGATGTGAAGCCCGAGAACTACGACGCCCTGTTCGCAGGTGTGGAAGCACTGAAAGCCTAATCATGATCAAGATCGACAAAGACGTTCCTATGCCGGCCCGCGCCAAGAGTGCGCGCACCGAGAAGTACGCTGTGCTGCGGCAACTCGAAGTGGGTGATTCGTTCGCTGTGCCCATCGGAAGGGCTGCTCTGGCCGCTCACGCTCGCCGCGTCGCCAAGGAGACCGGGCGCAAGTTCATTGTGCGCGATGAAGAAGGCAACTCTCGGGTCTGGAGAAAGGCGTGAGCACGGCGCACGCCACCCTGTCGCCGTCCAAGCGGCAACGCTGGGCCGCGTGCCCGGGCAGCGTGCGCGAGGAGGCCGCCTACCCCGATGAGCGCAGCGGCGCTGCGGCCATCGACGGCACCCACTCGCACACGCTGCTGGAGCACTGCGTCAAGGCCGGCGTGGCTGACCCGCTGCCGATGGTCGGCGTCAGGATGAAGGACGACGATGGTGAGTTCGTCATCGATGCTGACCGCGTACAGCGGGTGAAGATCGCCACCGACTACATCCGAGGACGCATCGCCGACACGATGGGTATGGCCTCGGTGATCGCCGAGCAGCGCGTCGATCCGCAGTGGCTGCTCAGTCGCTCTGATCTCTCGGGCACCGTCGACGTGCAGATTCACGATCCGCTCAACGAGGTGCTGGAGATCATCGACTACAAGGACGGGATGAACGATGCGTGGGACTCGGCGATCCTGCAGATGGAGCAGTACGCTGTGGGCGCACTGTCTGCACTCAAGATCGCCAAGCCCGGTCGGTATCCGTTCCAGACCGTGCGCATGACGGTCATCCAGCCCAAGCTGACGCTGCGCGGCGGCCAGGCGATCAGGTCTGTGGACTACCCTGTGGACAAGGTTGTGGATGAGGTGGCTCGCACCATCGTCATCGAGGCCGCCGCCACGGACAGACCCGACGCGCCGCTGGTGCCTGGCGAGAAGCAGTGCAGGTACTGCAAGGCCAAGGGCGGCTGCGCTGCGCTCAGCACCAAGGCGCTGCAGGTCGTTGACACGGTGGACATCACGGCCAGCGCCGCCGAGAAGGATCCGACCAAGATGACGGACGAGCAGATCGTTCAGATCATGGAGGCGGCACCGCTGCTGCGTCAGATGCTTGAGGGCGTGGAGAAGGAAGCGCAGGCCCGCATGGAGCGCGGCGCGGACATCCCGGGCCTGAAGATGGTCAACGGCAAGGGACACCGCGCCTGGAAGCTGTCGGACGACGAAATGGCCGAGCGCCTGCGCAAGATGGGCATCCCCAAGGAGTCGGTCTACAAGACGACGCTGGTGTCCCCAGCGCAGGCTGAAAAGCTGCGCTGGAAGAAGCGCGATGGCACCGATGTGCAACTGACCGAGCGTCAACTGAAGACACTCGAACAAGAGTACGTGGTGAAGACGGTAGGTAAGCCGGTGGTCGCTTTGGCCGCTGACTCGCGCACCGCGATCACCACCAACGCTGCGCCGTTGTTCAGCGCAGTGCAATCCGAAGTGCCGGCTGAACTACCGGCGTGGTTATCGTAAACCCTGAAAGGTAATTGTCATGTCTGACCTCGTATTTTTGTCGAATGTTCGTCTCTCGTTCCCCCATCTGGTGGAGCCCCAGAAGCGCGTCTCACCCGAGACGGGCAAGGAGCGCCTGAGCTACTCCGGCGACTTCATCATGGCCCCCGACCACCCGGGGTTCAAGCAGTTCATGGCCAAGATCAACGAGATGGCGCTGGCCAAGTGGAAGGAGCACGCGGGCAACGTGCTGAACCTGATCAACGCTGACCGCAAGCTGCGCTGCTACGGCGACGGCAACCAGAAGGTCAACAGCAAGACGTTCCAGCCCTACGACGGGTACGCGGGCAACGTGTACGTCACCGCTGGCCGGGACAACCCGCCGCAGATCATCCAGGCCGATGGCACGCCCGTGGACCCGACCAAC